TTCCTTGATGATCATGCCATTCCACAGCAAGTCGCCATTGCGGAAGAGGGGGTTATCCTCGCCGCGCTTCATGGCGTCCCGGTTGGCCTGGAACATGGTCGGGTCACGGCGCAGATCGCGCATCTGACGCGGATGGACGAACACCACGTACCATTCCTCGCCATCTTCCGTCATATACGGGTTGATGGCAGGGCCGGTCGCGAGGATGTCAGCCGTATCAGCAGCGCGCTGGCGAGCCAGATCAAGCACCAGAGTGCTCATCTTGTCGTCGGTGTTGTCCAGGGTCGCCAGAGCCGTAGCCATGACGTTAGACGAGCCGTTCGACACCAGAACGCCGAACTGCACGCGATCCGCGTTGTTCACGAGGAAAGCGTTACGCTGAGCCGCAGTCGCGGCAGCGTAGGTCACGACGGTGTCGGGCGCATTGTACCCGTCCGTACCGACAGCGCCGGGAATGACGATGCCGTTCAGGTTGTCGATGACTTGCAGTTTCAGGACGAAGCGAGCAGCCCAATCGCGAAGCGACGGACCGGCCAGCTTGAGGATGTCCATGTTCGAACGGTACGAGGACGACTTCGGCACCTTGACGGCGTTACGACGCCAGCGGGTGGTGACCTTGTCCACGAATTGCGCGAGATCGACTTCGTTGCCTTCCAGAACCTGCGAGTCGGAGACTCCGCCGTTCTTGATGACGCCAAGCAGAGGGACGATGATGTCCTTGCCGCCGTCCGTATCGCGCTCACGGAAGACGCGAATGATCGCGTCGGAGCCCTCACCCATGAACCGGTCAAGGCCGGAAGCGCGGATATAGGGCTTGTAGTACTTGTCAACGAGCCAGCGAGTCTCGTTCAGATTGCTGTTGATAACGACTTCGGCCAATTACCTGTCCAGTGCGAATTTTACCTCCCCCCAATCCGCATTCTGGACTTGCTTGACGCCACCCGATCCGGGAGCGTTAGACAGGCCGCGAGGGGCACGGGGGCGAGACGGTTCCAGAGAAGGAGACACGGTGGTCTCCGGTGAAACAATCCAGCCCTGTGATTTGGCGTACTCTTGCGCGGCATCCTCAAAGGATTTTCCGCCGAGACGTTCCAGGGTCCGCGACTGTTGGTACTCACTTACGACAAACTCAACGGGTGATGCGGCCTGCTTGACCTTCAGCCCCAAGGTAGGATCAGGGTGTGCCTGCGCCCACTTCAAGGCTTCTTCGACCAACGGCTTACCGAACTTCTGTTCCGCCATGAATCCGGACATTTCTGCCTTGGATTCCCAACGGGCTTGCTCGATTTGCCCTTGGACATACTGGTTAAAACCAGCCGGGTCCTCATACGCATCTGGAATCTGTGCTGGCTCTTGAGGCTTCGGAGCCGGGACTTTGGCCCGCAACTCGTTCAACTCACGCTCAGCAGCCTGTCTCTTTGCCCGCTCTTCCTTCATCTCACGATAGAGAGTCGGGTTGAACTTCTCTTCAACAGCCTGCTCAGGTTCTGGAGTCTCAGGTTGTTCAGCTTCGACGGGTTCCGGCGTTACTTCCGGTTCCTGAACCTGTTCGACCTCTTCCACGATTTCCGTCGTCGGCTCATCGCCCCAGACATCATCGTCGTTATCCAGAAAAGCCATTCGTCTTCCCCTGCCCGGTCATCGGCGGCATCCCTACAGTGCAGATGATCGGCGCACTAACCCTGTTGTCCTGAATACAACCGTTTTTATTCGGTTGCAAGTGAGTGCCTATTGTTGAGGTTTGGCTTTATCGCCGTATTGCCACGCTTGCTGCTCGTGCAGTCTTTCGGCGTAAGTAGTGGCATCGTCAGGCGTAGCGAAAACGCCCAAATGCTGGCCTGTTCGTTCGTATTGAGCAATCGCCTCTTCGGGCGAAAGCACACGGGACCCATCATCCGAAACCGTTGGGATTAGAACCTCACCCTCATCCGTGCCAATGGACATAGAGGCGACAGTACTGATCGTGCCATCGGAATTATGCACGACAGGGCGAGCGTTCAGATCAATATTCCCGGGAATACGGATCGGCACGGCATCAAGTCCAAAAGGAGACGGCTGATTAGCCTGCATAAGGGTCTCTCTCTGGCTCAGGCCGCGTCAGATCAGCGTGAGTGCGGATCGCATCAATGCTCACATCAGCGTCAATCTGTTCGATCTTCGCCTGATTCAGCAGGGTATCGCTTTCCGTCTTCTTGATCTTCGCTTCGGTTTCCATGTTCGCAAGCTGTGCCGCCTGCATCTGAAGCTGGATAGCCATCTGCTGCATCTGCTCCTGCATCTGCTGCTGTTGCTGCATCTGGGCCTGTTGTTCCGGCGGAACCTCTTCCGGCTTGTCCACCAGTTCCTTGATCCGTTGCTTCTCAGGAATCGAGGACAACAGCACGCCGATCTCAAACGCCTTCTTCGGCCCTACAGCTTCAGCCAGCATCGGGAACATGGGGGCGAGCGCTTCGAACTGTTCCGCAGCCAGGTTGGCCGTGTCCGGAACCGTTTCGACCTCGATGTCCACGTCCATCGTGGCAAGTTCGTTCTTCTTCTGGACCGGCACCCCTTGGGCTTGCATGGCCTGCGCCATACGCGGGTCAATGGGCTCACCATCAGGTCCGACAGGCTGATTCAGCCCCATAAACTCAGGCTTCTTGCTGTCGTCGCCCGTCGTCCTGATCCACCACGCTTCGGTCTTGAACTGCTTCAGCACGTTCCAGTCCATGCGGAATACGTCGTTCTCAAAGTCCTCGAAACGGCCCAGAGCTCGCGCGATCTCGGTCATCCCGGCCTGTTGAAGCACCAGACGCGAACGGCCCGACTGGTTAGCCGCACTCGCGTCTGCGAGGACGGCAGGCGTCGGAGCCTGACGAACCAACGCCTGTCGCGCCTCGTTCATCATCAACTGCATACCGGCCATCAGGTCCGATGTTGGGATCAGCGTGTACCCTGACGGGATCACGCCGTCTGGCTTGGCCGCTTCGACCGCTGCGGTCTTGCTGTCCACCTCAGGCACGAACCCCGCAACCACGACCGCGTCGGACACCTGTAGCTGGCGAGAGCGGGCGAGGTGAAGCGCACGCGACCCATAAGCGTTAAGTTCGTCTTGCGGGCTCAGCATGGCCTTCACGAGCCCCGCGCGCTGATTGTCGCGCGTGATCAAGCAGGACTGGAACACGAACGGGCACAGGGTCTCGCCTCGGTCGTCCTTGTACGGCGAGACGCCCTGCTCAAGCACGCCGCCCGCGTAGAACACCGACCGCATCCACTCGCCGTCTTCCTTGTGGTACAGTTCGACCACGAAGATACGGCGGCGCTTCGGATCGATCCAGCTTGTCGCAAGCAAGTTCTCGGGCTTGTCAGGCCGATCCAGACCCATTTGCGCCGAACCCCACGAAGACGACGAGAACGCCTCTGCAAGGTCGTCCGTGAACAGCGGATAGCGCATGGAGAGGTCGCCCTCGTACATCCACTTGCCGATCCCCTTGTACGAGCCGTCAGAGAAGTCCGCCCGTCGCGAGTGCGGATCATAGATCAGTTCGTCATACGGAAGCTGGGTGATCGTCGGATCGCCGCTTTCGGACGACTCTACGGCGACTGCGGCAATCCCCTCGATCAGGAAGGTCTCTGCGGCGTCAACCTTCTTCTTGTGCCAGCGCTGGCTATCGGCCACGTACCGCAGCGCCTTGGACGCCACGTCAGCCTGTTCCTCGTTATCCGGGTTACGCGGCCACGCGCGCGGATCAACCTTGGCCTGCTGGATAACGCCAAGCATGCCGTTGATGGCCGGTGCGATCTCGTTGCGAATGACCTTGGGCTGGCGCGACCGCTTCCAGGCGCGTTCGGTCTCGCCGAAAATCTGGTCGTTGTCGTAGTACCGACGGGCCTTCTCAGCAATGTTGCGGGATTCCTCCGTGCCGTCGCGGAAGTCGTCCACCATCTTGCGCAGCGGCATAGGGTTGATCAGGCGCAGTCGTTCGCGCTCGACCTGTTCGGGATCAGGTTCCGCGAGCGTGTCTTCCCAGATGGCGAGATCAGTCATTCAGATACCAGCCCGCACAGAAAGCCGTCAGGCCATTCGCCAGACGCCGGTTGCAATACTCAGTCGTCGTCATCGGCACAGGCCAACGCGACTTACGCTCCAGCAGGTACAGGATGTACATGGGGTCAATCTGGATTTCGTCCATCAGTACAGACCTGCGTCCTCGGTTCTTTCGCGCAGCCTAGCATAACGATCAATCGGCTTTTGTTCTAGTGCCGCCGCAGAAGGCTTTCCAGCGCGTCTCAGGCCCTCCAGCGCGTACCGCATGGCATCGATAACGTGGTTGTCCTTGTCGTCCAGCATCGGCAGGATTTCGTCGGTCTGCTTGTCGATCTTGTAACTGAACTCAGCGATCTCACGCGCCGCATTCACACAGCGCGGGTGGATCACAATCTCGAATGTCTGGAGGAACGTAATCCCGTCCTCGATTGATCCTGGGCCTTTGACAGCGGGAACGATCTTCGGGAAGCCGTTGCGCCGCATGTAGCTTACGACCTCAGGGCGCGCGCTGTCAGCGGTGATGCGGAAGTCTCTGGAACGCGGGACAGTGTCAAAGAACCCCGGCGTCTGATCGACCTCGCAACCGACCTGATAGGCCTCGTAGTCGATGAAGAGGGTTGTGCCGTTTTGGTCTGCGATAGCCTTGCCATCCACCATACTGCCGATGAACCCGCGCACGAGAACGGTCGGGTCAATGGCGAACCCCCAATCCGCGCCAAACCGGAACACGGCATCAGGCGGGGAGGTGAACTCCTGCACGCGGTAGTTCGTGAACACCTTGGCTTCGGAGCGGCCCTGATATGCGCCAAGCCAGACCCACGCGTATTTCTCCGGGTCTCTGGCCTTGTCGCGCTCCATGTCCGTTTCGAGCGGTGAGCCCGGAAACCATGGATTCGAATCGTAGTTTGAGTGCACCAGAATAAAGTCTGGATCGCCTTCGCAGTTCTCGAATAGCTTCTCGATAGGAGCATCCCGCTTATCCGGGTTCCACGCAAAACGACACTCAGCACCGGGCGCGCGAAACGTAGGAATAGCGATGTCGAGAGACTTCTGGCTGAATGTCTGCGCCTCCTCGCCAAACATGCGGTTGAAGCCCTCAAGCGACTTAATGGAGCTAACCGTGTGATTTCTCAGGCCGCGAAACACGAACAGGCTATCATTCGGCCCGTTGATTTCATTCTCTGTGATCTTGAACAGGCTTTCGACGCCAAGCTTCCTGATCTTGTCTTCCAGAAGCTGCTTGACCGAGTCCTTGATACTGTTCTGCACCTCACGAACACAGGCGCAGCGGATATGATCGTACAGCGCTTCTTCTACGAGTTGCTCAGCGAAGAAGTGGGATTTACCTGAACCACGCCCACCTCTCGCGCCCTTGTACCTGGCTGGCTTCAGCAGGGGCAAGAAGACGCGCGGGGTCTCAATGCGGATGATGGTCACGGCGTCTCGTTCAGGATGGCGTCGATCATGGCGGCGAAGCAGGCTCGGGCGTCATCCTGCGTCGGCTCGTCAAACTCAGGCAGAACAGCACGACCGTTAATGAGCACGTCCGCATCGGCTTGGTCGTCTAGTTCCTTCACCGCCATAAGGGCGGCACGAGCGATATCGCGAAGGTCTATCTCTCCGCAATCTATGTAGGATACTTCAAAATCAGGCTTTCCGGGATATGGCTCTCCTACAAATTTCGGAAGTTCGGCTAGAATAGCCATAGCCGCCCTTTCCAGCGCGCTCATTCCCCCAACCCCAAAGCGGCGGTCAGGTCGGAGTGGCGGACCCATTGAACGCTCGGAACATCTGGATCAGCCCACCGACTCGCCGCCTTAACCGCCACAGCCACCCCCAGCGCCCTCGCAACCGGCCCCGGCGCACCTTCCACAGCGTACCGAAAGGCCGTGCTGCGACCGATACCCAGCCACTTGGCGGCCTGTTCGGTAGTGAGGTCGAGGGTGGTTAGGGCGGCGGTGTATTCGAGGCCGGTCATGCTTCATCCTCATCAACAGGCGCGGCCGCAGCGATGGCCAAAACAATCTCTCTGGCCTCATGGTACAAGCTAGCAGGATAGTGGCAACTCTTACTTCGTGTAATAAGTTTTCCCACTTTCCCGACATGAGATTGACGGACAATGGAGATTAGAACGCTCTCCATTCGCGCAACTTTTTCCTTTTGAGTCATTGCGAGGCCCAGCGTTGATCTGCCGCGTCCATCAGTTCAGCTTCGCTGCGATTGTCGCGTCTAGCCAGCCATTCCGCCGTCAGGTCACGTTTAACCGTCCTAATTTCTTCCGGCATGTCCTTACGTTGGACGAACAGACGCCAGCCGCGTGCAATTGCGTCTTCCGGCTCAATCGGCAAGTCCGCATAGTAACGCCATGGATCGAGGCCCATTTCTGCCTCTTCATCACTGGTCCAACGGAAAACAGCTTCGTCGCACATATGATCGAAATACCACCCCACCGTCACTTCTTGGCGACCGATCTGATCGGCTTCATATTGAGCCAGATTGTCACTGGCGTTCAGATATTCGTGGGGGGTCATCTCATTCTCTCCATTCCGATAACCACTTATCCCACTCCGGGACGGAGGATGCAAGCGGTAAAATCCGGGAGAGGGATTTTTATTTCGGATCGAGGACGACGCGTTCGATCTTCTCGATGCGTACGGGTCCGCCGTCAGGACCGCTGATCACGGTGTCGATCTTGTCGCGCCAGTCAGTAGGCGCACAGTTCACCAGGGCGAACTTGCGGGCGTTCATGGCAGGTGCAGGAACGTCACGCTCCATCATGCCGCCTTCAAGGAAACGGGCACGTACAGCCATCGCATGGCGGCACGCAGCGTCGAACTCAGGGTGCACTTTCCGCCACTCAGTGATGGTGTCGCGGTCAACGCCGATCAATCCAGCATAGGCAGTTAAGGAAAATCCGAGCGCTCCGTCAGCAACGACGCCGTCGCAATAGTCCGGATTGTACTTCGTCGGACGGCCCTGACCACGAACGACAACGTCAGTCACTCGCCCACCCGTTCCATCTCAGCCCGCACGGCGACCGTGCGCTCGTGCTGGCCTTCCTGACCCTCGATCTTGCTGAGGATACGTTGCAGGTCTTCGAACGACTTGACCGGCGCGGGGGCGTCCTCGCCAAGCACATGCGCCGCGAGGGAGCGCGCGTCAGGGTCGTCGGATGTGGCGAGGACGTGACCGGCTTTGGACTTGAGGGAGGTCATACCGACAGCCTGAACACGAACACGACCGCTGTAACCACGAACGACCAGCGCGAGACGTACTCGGGCACGCCGGTTCGTGGCGTCGCGGACAGAGCCCACAGAACGAACGAGAGGATGAGCAGGATTCCGAAGAGAGTCATAGCGCCGGATTATCCACGGATGCGGGCGGGTTGGCAAGGGGTTTGAGGGCGGGTGTAGGGTGCAGGATGGTGTACGGTTGTTCCGGTAACACACTAAGCGCGCATGTAGGAGGAACTGGGGTAAACATACACTATCCTACACCGCCTCGTAACATGCTGTTTCATAAGGCGAAACACGGTGTAGGATTGCGTTTTTTACCCTACACCAGTGTAGGCAAACCCTACATTTTTTATCGTTTGTCGATAAATCAGTCATTTTCGTCTACTGCCGTTTTAAGTCGAATATGGCGGTAATAAACGCCGTGTTTCGAGCGGTCGTTAACGAAACCTTCCCTCTGAAGGGCCTGCGAAAAGGCCTTCATGGTGGTTTTGTTTTCGCCGTAATCGTTCAGGAATTTAGCGTAGCTGGCGAACAGGCTCTTGGCCGGTTCGAAGAGGTAGGAGTTGTCCAGATCGACCTCGCAGAACTGGTCCATCCACTGTTGCAGGACGTTCTGTTCGGCAAAATATTTGTTGGTGGCGATGGTGACGGACTTTGGCCTGATGAGGCCGTTTTTTTGCCAGTCCAGACAGCCCTCAATGGCCCACTGAAGGATTCCAGGGTACTCCGCCTCCAGTTTCTTGGAGAGTTCCTTGTCGGGTTTCTGGGGCTTGATCGTAAAGGGAATGATGTTGAAGCGGCGCTTCATGGCGTCATCGACAGACTTCAGGACAGGCTTGTGATTCCCTACGATGACCAGTTTGAACCGTGGCGTGAAGGTGAAGAAGTTCTGGCGCATGAACCTGGCTGTGATGGGGTCGCCGCCGGTCATCTGTTTGATACGGGCTTCAGCCCACGGCCTGCCTTCCTCGGTCTCTGAGGCGGTGACAAGTCGAGCGCCGTCCAGCATGGCCAGGTCAGCCGGGATAGAACTGTTATCCTGCCGCTCGAAAGTCGTCATTGCGGCTGTCTGGGCGTATTCTCCAGCGATCCGGGTCAGTGTGTCGATGAACACCGACTTTCCATTCCCGCCCCCCCCATAGATGAAAAACAGGGCGTGTTCTGTCGTCAGGCCTGTGAGGGAATACCCGGCGATCTGCTGAAGGAACCGCACAAGCTCATGGTCGCCGCCGGTTGCTCCGTGCAGGAATGACAGCCATTTCGGACAGCCCATGTTGGAAGGTGGCGTCGCCGTTGACCGGTTGATTTTGTCTGAAGGTATAGCAGACCGAAGACGCCCCGTTTTCAGGTCTACGGTCCCCGCCGGAGTTCCCAAAAGGAAAGGATCGGGGTTCCAGTGTTCGGAAGTGCGGCTGAAGACAGGATCGGCCTGGGCGAACTTCTCGACGCCAAGAGCGAAGCGGGTTTTTTGAAACTGACCCGGCGACGCGAGATTCCGCGACAAGTCACGCATGAGTTCGCGGGCGTAGTGGAAGGCCAGCGGTGTTTTGTGCTGACGCCAGATAGAGCCATCGTACTCATACCATGACCCTGCGCTGTGGCAGTAGGCCAGACGGTCTTTGTAAATCTGGGCAAAATATTCGGCGGCGCGGTCTTCCGTGACCTCGGACGCATTATGGATAACAGGGGTCATTCGCGTCCGCTCTTGAGATTGAATTCCACCAACGCGCCTTGGGCCTCGATACCCAGAAGAGGAGTGACGTTCCCGCACTTCTCGCGCCGATAGACAAAGTTGAAAGCCCCGATAGCGGCAGTAAGGAGTTCGCCGCGAATCCGGATCGACGGGTATTCACACGCCCACCATCGCCACGCCAGACCTGTTTGGGGCTTCATAATGTGCGCGGGTTGCCAGCCGTGTTTTTCCGCGTATTCTGCGTGGTTCTCCGTGAACCAGTCAGCCGTATCAAGTGCGCCTGAGGTTCTTTCAAACGGCACTCCGGGGAAGCTGCGCCGCTGAAGTTGATATAGCCGAGCCCACCACGGGTAGCGAAGGCTCACTGTTCCACGCGGGGCCGTGCAGCAGCCTCCATATCCGTAAGGTCGCGAATTCCGACCTCTGGGAACTCTCTCATGATCTCCGGCCAAATATTACGCGGAATCATACGACGGTGACGCCACACCCTAATAGCGCCTATCTCGACGCCGAGCACATTATGTAGTGTCTGCGGGGTTTTGCGGTCGATCCAGTCCGAAAAAGTCATCTAAAAATCCCTCTTGCGTGTCGGGCTAGGATTACATAGGGTAATGCGACAAGGCAAGGAGGATTTTCCATGTGGCTTAATGCCCAGACAAAAGACCTGCCCTCGGTCATTAACATCGCCCACATTGTTTACGCTTACCCGTCTTTCGACGGGACGTTTGTCCTTTCGAGAGACGTCAACGGCGAAGTTCACAAGCTTTCAGACACGACGATCAAACAGTTTGAAGCCTTGGTGGGCCGGAAAAAATGACCATCACCTACCACGAGGATGTCGAACAAGGCAGCGACGAGTGGAAAGCATTAAGGTGCGGCAGGCTTACAGCGTCGGAAACAAAACTAATCCTGACGCCTACGCTCAAGATTGCAGATAACGACAAGGTGCGCGCGCACGTGTTCGAACTGGCGGCACAGCGCATCTCTGGATACGTCGAGCCGACATATATCGGGGAGCATATGCTGCGCGGCAAAGCTGATGAGGTGGAAGCCCGAATCCTCTACTCGCAGAAATACGCCGAAGTGGATGAAGTCGGCTTCATCACGACGGACGCGCCAGGATTTGTCATCGGTTATTCCCCAGACGGACTTGTCGGAAAAGACGGGTTAATCGAGTGCAAGTCGCGAATCCAGAAATACCAAATCCAGACGATCACGGACATGGAGGTTCCGGAGGAGTTCGTGCTTCAGCTTCAGATGGGGCTGTACGTGACCAAGCGTAAATGGATCGACTTTGTCTCATATTCTGGCGGGCTTCCTATGGTGACGATTCGTCAGGAACCTATCCAAAAGATGCAAGATGCAATCTCGGAAGCATCGACTCTGTTTGAGCAGAAGGTGGTCGAGCGAGTGTCTCTGTATGAAGACCGATTGAAATCGGATGCGCGACTGATCCCGACCGAGCGGAAGGTTGAGCAGGAAATGTTTCTTGGAACTGGAGAGTGAAAAATGAATGACATGACAACGGTAATCCAGCCGAAAAGCGACCAGCTAAACGCTGATTCCCTTCAGGCTGGTCCGATGAATATCGAGATAACGAAAGTCGCCATTAACCCCGGCGGTGAGCAACCTATCACTGTTTCATATCGTGGTGATGATGGGAAGCCATGGAAGCCATGTAAGAGCATGGCTCGCGTTCTGGTCGCTGCGTGGGGTCCGGATGCCAGCAAGTACGTCGGGCGATCCGTGACCCTGTTTAAAGACCCTACGGTTACGTGGGGCGGAATGGCCGTTGGCGGTATCCGGGTTTCTCATATGAGCGATCTGGACGGGCCACTTACCCTGGCCCTTACAGCGACTCGCGGAAACAAGAAGCCGTACAAGGTGCAGCCCCTCAAGTCTGCGCCGAAGCAGCCGGAACCCGAGCCCTTCGACGTTGACGAGTTCATGTCGTCGGTTCTGGGCTATATCGAAACGGCTACTGACCCTGACGAACTGGCCGCGTGGTGGTCTGAACAACGACCGGAATGGATCAAGGCTGGTAAGGCTGACCGGGAAAAGGCAATCCAGACACAGGATGCCGTGAAAGCCAAGATTGCGGAGCTGACACCGGAATGAAGTGTCCGCATTGCCAGTGCGAAACAAACAGGCCCGACGCGATCAAGGTGCTGCGGGGGGAGTTCAGAATCTCCCCCCAACAGGCGCGGATGCTGATCCTGTTAGCCGAGTCGTCACCACAGCCCGTGGAGAAGACAGAAGTTCACCGCCAGATCAGCAAAGGGAAATATGACGATGGCGTGCATATCCGGGTGATAGCCAACCAGCTACGAGAAGCGTTTAGGCATGGTAGAACAGGTATCCACATCGACACCGTCCATAGCGTTGGCTACGTCATGCCGAAGCACAGTGCTGATCGTGTTCTAGGCCTTATCGCCGCTTAATATCCTCAACGCATCCTCAGGGGAGCGGGCCACACCAGCCCGCCCCCCTATTTTTTTGATGGCGTCGATATATTTCTGCTGAGCCGGTCGGATGCGATCTTTCCCAGCCTTCACCTCTACGACCGCGAACACAGGAATCGTCTGGCCGACCATATCCTGCGTGATCAGCGTAGGCACAAACCCGCAGAGGTCTGACTGACCCTCGAAACCCACGTTAACGATTCGGGCGTTCTTCAGGATCAGGTTTCCTGACGGTGTTTTTCCGACTACCTGACCCGACCAGAATTTCCCGACCGTTACTATGAAAAGCCGCGCCCCGATGTCGGACACGGCTAGACGAATCTGGTTCGTGAGAATGGCGGCGGGGGTCATTTGATGGCGGTCTCGTAAACGGGTATATGCGCAGCGTTCATTCGCTTCACGCAGTCAGCCGTACCGAACCCGCCAGGGAACGACACGCCTGCGTCTGGTCTGCGATCAACCATTGTCTGGTTTCGGATTGGTCCCGCACGCTTCTGGTGTTTCGTCCAGTCGGCTGCGAACCTGGTGTAGGGGATAGATCGCCGGTCACACCAAATGACGGCCCATCTATCCGCCCCGTCTGCGTCACCAACCAGAATGGACGAAGGATTGATCATGTCCAGAGTGAAACCAAGTGCGACGCGTTCAGCCATATAGACTTCGCGGTCTCTGGGTTGGCCCGTCGATGTTGTGGCCTCGCAGAAATCGCGTCCACCCGTCACTAGCAGGACAGGGCGGATCACGAAGGGTATCATGCCGACACTTTTTGAGCGCGGGCCTTCGCGTCAAACATAAGTTTGCAGGCCTCGTTCCAAGTAATGGGATCGAGTTTTTTGATCTTTGCCTGGCTGATCAGCCAGCCAATTTTGTATTTTCTCGAAAAAGCGATGTCGGCCAGTTTCTCAATGTCTGAGGTTCTGCCTACTTCCATGCGAGCGACCTTCTTTATCTCGCCCGCCTCTTTAGCCCTCTGAATCTCAGCCAGTTCGCCTTCGATCTGTTCCACCTTGCGCTCTTTGACGACGCGTTCGCTGGAACAATACGGACATGCCCTCAATCCGGCCTTGTACGTCGCCAAACAGTCCGCACAATTCTTGATCGCCAGTTCCCCAGCAGATTCGACCTTGTTCTTCGCCCGTCCCTCCAGGGACCATTCAATCTCGTCGTCAGGGAATCCATGGTTAACGGTCCCGTCCTTGTTCATGATCATGTTAACATGGTCGAGGATGATCGCTTCGTCAGGCTTCTTACGAAGCGCACGGCCCATCATCTGACGGGCGCGAGCTTTCGATTTCGTCGGGTTGAGAAGCTGGACGCACTGAACAGGCACATCGCGGCCAACCTGTGCAGACAGGTCGAAACCCTCAATGGCGAGGTTGATGGAAACCAAAATCATCGCTTGACCATTAGCGAACTTCAGGATTCGCGACCGGCGCTCGTCATTCGAGATCGTCCCGTCGATATAGACCGCTGGAATCCCAGCAGCGTTATATTCGTCTGTGACGTGCTGGCCGTGCTTGCGGGAGATCGCGAACACCATCGTTCGCTTTCCGCTAGCGTATTTCCTCCACGCGTCGATTGCGTCGCCGTGTATTGCGGGCTTGTCCAGCCTCTCTTCAAGTTCGGCGGCTACGTATTCGCCCATCTGTGTGTGGACGCCAGACAGGTCGGGACGAACCGGCGCATAGGCGCGATACCTCGACAGATGGCCGTTCTCGATCAGCCAGGATTCGGACGGCCCCTGCACCATGTGGTCAAAAAGGCCATCCAGAGGTTTACCGTCCAGACGTTCAGGCGTCGCGGTCAGGCCAACGATCAGCGACCCTTCAGCCCGTGCGGCGTGGATCAGAGCGGAACGTGTCTTGCTGGCCCAGAGGTGCGATTCGTCCGGGACAAACAGCTTGCAGCCATTCAGCAGTTGGGGCCTGCTGCGGAGCGTGTCCGCGCTGGCGATCTGAACCATGGCGAACGGGTTCGACGGGCGGCCCGCTGCAATGAACCCATATTTGATCCCGAACTGGTCGAACGTCTTAGCCGTCTGTTCCGCGAGTTCTCTCCTGTGGACCCCGAAGATAACTCGGCGGCGTTTCTCCGTGGAAGCGCGGGCCATGTAGGCGGCGATCACGGTTTTGCCGACTCCTGTAGGACCACGGAACAGGATCGATTGATGATCCTTTAGAGCGGCGCGCATGTCGTCAACGGCTTGCTGCTGGTCATCTCTCAGGACGATCATCCCCGCACCAACCGATAACCGAGACACCGAACAGACTCGATCTGCACACCCTCAAGCCGCGCCAGGCTGATCCACGTCAGCAGCGACGCTTGCGGGATGCCGTGCCGATAGAACACCTCTTTCGCCACTGCGCCGGGGCACGACTCCAGCAGGGTCATGACGCGCTGAGAGCCGGTCAACGGATGGCCTCCAGTGCAGAGGCGGCCTCGACAGACAGCGCATAACCGCGTCTATGCCAGTTCTTGAGGTCCGTGGTTTTCAGCCCGATAGACGACAGCGCGGCACGGATTGCGGCGATCTTCTGGGACATATTCTGACGAGCTGCATGAGTGCCGATTTCGCCGCCATACTCGGACGCCTTCTGAAGCGCGATGTGGGGGACGACATCGCCGGGAGAGTCCATAAGCCGGGAGAGGACTCGCGCGTCCTGAGGGCGTATGCGCAGGCGTTTCGACAGAAGGAAGATTCTTTCCTTGTCAGGCTCCGGGTACAGTATGGCGCGCAGGGTGTCGTTCTCGGCGCGCAGGGCGACGCACTCGCTACACATTACGATCTCCCCACGAAAACGGTCGGGGAATCAGACGGTTTATCGAACAAATACCAGGCGCAGTTGTCCTTGCCGGTCATCTTCGAGTCCGGAATCCACTTCACGCGCCCAACACTGACGATCTTGCGCAGACGCGGTAGGAACGGCGTTGACTGACGCGTGTGTAGCCAATCCGCGTCAAACAACAGCCACGTAGGCGCAAGGTCCGAGAATTGAGTGATCATGGGGTGCAACAGTTTCCGATCCCACGGCGGGTTCGTGATGATCAGGTCGGTTGTGCACCGTCCGATTTGTAATGCGTCTTGTTGCTTTATGTCTTCAGCGCGCGGTTCCACATCATAGGCGTAGAAGCACGAACCACCGGTCAGGGCCTCGATATGGTCGATTAGCGCCCCGTCACCTGCGCACGGCTCCATAAAGGAGAACGCAGCAGGTAGATGCGCGACAAGCGGAATAACAGCCTCACGCGGCGTAGGATAAAAATCACGTGGGACACGCTCGAAATCAGATCGCTTACCCATGTTGACGCTCCCTCTTGATCCGCTCTTTCCTGACGACCCACGGCTCGAACAGCTTCATGTCCCAATCGCCCCGGTCGATCTTGCGGGGGTTCATATTGATCTTCCGGTGATAGGTGCGGATGCGTTTGGACTCAGCGCCAACAAGCCCCAGACGGTCCAGCTTCCCGCACACTTGGTTCCGGGTCATGTTCATCTCGTGCGCGATCTCGTTGAAGGACCGGCCCTGGCTGTGCAGTCGGATCAGGGTTGCGATTCTGTCCGTCGTCCAGGGAGTGGTGTTCTGGTTGGCGTGGGTGATCATGCGGGGTCCAGAAAAGACGGTTGAACAGCTTTGACGGTGGGTTCCGCGAAAAGACGCGGCTGCTTGTAGGCGGCCTCTATGCGGCGGCAGGCGATGTCGAAATATGGCTCATGCATCTCAATCCCGATGAAAGGGCGGCTCTTGTTGATGCAGGCGATTCCGGTCGATCCGGACCCCATGAAAGGATCGAGAACAATCCCATCCGTCCACCCAACAACGACCTCCATAAGCCCCACAGGCTTCTCTGTGGGGTGGAAGTTATTCCCGGTCCGTGCACACTCCATTACGTCGTTAGGGCGCTTGGCGGGCCAGAAATGACCGTCCATCGCGTAGAACAGGCATAGCTCGGTCTGGCGTCCGTGTTCGTGATCCAGATCACCCATAGACCAGTTGTTCTTTACCCACGTAATCGCACTTTTCGGCTTCGGAACATCGGTGAGATTATCCCACCTGCAGAAAATGTATCGACTGTGACGCGCAGGAATTTCACAAGCCCACCGAAGGAGTTCAGGACTCTTATCGTTGGCGATTTCAGCGTGCTGAACAGTCCGATAGTTTGACTGAAAAGCCATGCCGAACGGCGGGTCCGAAACGACAGAGTCGATGCCCTTAATATCGGATACGATCTCGACGCTATCCCCCAGATACAGCGTCGCATCCCCGATAACCTCGACGCGGCTCATAGCCCCTCCACCTTCCCCCGCAACACCAACACATCCTGCGCCGTCATCCCCGCCACTTCCAACGGCCCGCCCAATAACCTCAGGAGGTAGGCGCGTTCGGTGGGGGTGAAGATGGGTCCGGAACGGATTTCTCCGTTAGCGATCTCACTCATGATTGATCCCCCTTGCGAGGCAAATCACCATTGCCGGTATAAAAGTCAGGTAGCAGGCGGCAAAGAACCAAAATCCCTCAGCCGTATAGGCTCCTATTTTTGCGGCTATCACACCACCGATACACAGCGCCATCGCAGACAACCATGCGCCAATAAACC